TGTTGGTGGTGGATCAGCACATAAAGGTGGAGCAGGTGGCTCTGGTATTGTTATTATTAGATCACCATCAGGCGCACCTATGTCCGTTACACCAGGTACCAATACAACTAGTACAGATGGTGGAGCTACCATTGCAACATTTACCGTTACAGGAACTTTAACTATTAATTAATATTATGGCACATTTTGCAGAATTAGAATCAAAAACAGATCCAACAGGTTTTACATCTGATACACATCTTATTGTAAAAAGAGTTATTGTAGTAGGTAATGATGTAGAAACTTCTAATGGGCCTTTAGGTGAAAATGATATGCATGTAGATGGAGAAACATGGTGTACAAATTTTTTTAAAGGTGGCATATGGAAACAAACTTCTTATAATAATAATTTTAGAAAACAATATGCTGGTAAGGGTTTTAGATACGATGAAGCTAAAAATAAATTTATTGCTCCACAACCTTATGCCTCATGGTCACTAAATTCTAATGACGACTGGCAAGCTCCCGTAGCTAACCCAACAGTAATTACTTATGGGGATAACACTCCATATAATAGTATTGATTGGGATGAACCAAATTTAAGATGGGTAGCTTATGATGATCAAAATAATCAATTTGTTTGGAATTCAGAATCATCTTCTTGGATAGCTACAGGTAATTAATATTTCATAAACTTGTATATTTTTTATAATTGTATATACATACGACTAAGAAATTATGATTTTACAAAATTATTATTATTATTTTAAATCAGCATTAAGTGAACGTTTTTGTGATGAAGTTATTAAATATGGTAATCAACAACAAGAACAAATTGCTTTAACAGGAACTCAACAATCTAAAGATAGTAAAAAGAAAAAGTTAAATAAAAAAGAATTAAATGATTTAAAACAAAAAAGAAATTCTAATATTGTATGGATGAGTGATAGATGGATTTATAAAGAAATACAACCCTATGTTAGTTTAGCAAATCAAGGAGCAGGTTGGAATTTTGATTGGAATTTTTCAGAATCTTGTCAATTTACAAAATATAAATTACATCAATTTTATGATTGGCATTCTGATAGTTGGGAACATCCTTACAATAATCCTGAAGATCCAAATACGCATGGCAAAATTAGAAAACTATCTGTAACTTGTTCTTTGTCAGATCCTAAAGATTATAAAGGTGGAGAGTTAGAATTTCAATTTAGAAACAAAGATGATGCTACGATAAAACAAAAATGCACTGAAATACTTCCTCGAGGTTCTATTGTAGTATTTCCATCATTTGTGTGGCATAGAGTTAAACCCGTAACAAAAGGAACTAGATATTCTTTAGTCGTTTGGAATTTAGGATATCCGTTTAGATAGGAGATACAATGAGTTTTAAAAAAAATGGTTATGTAGTAATAAAAAAAGCAATAGATCCAAATATTGCAGATTTTGTTTATAAATATTTTTTATTAAAAAGAAAAGTTGCAAGAACTTTATTTGATACAAGATATATATCCCCTTTTACAGATTACTGGGGTGTATGGAATGATACGCAAGTTCCAGAAACTTACTCCCATTATGGTGATGTTGCAATGGATACATTACTTACAGAAGTAAAACCTATCATGCAAAAAGAAACAGGTTTGGAATTAATTGAAACATATGCGTACGCTAGAATTTATAAAAAAGGAGATATTCTACATAGACATAAAGATCGATTTAGCTGTGAAATATCTACAACGATGAATCTTGGTGGAGATGATTGGCCAATTTACATTGCTACTAAAGAATCAGATGGCACTTTTGCTAAAGATGAATCCTATCAAGCATCTAAAACAAAAGGAATTAAAGTAAAATTACATCCAGGAGATATGTTGGTTTACAGAGGTAATATATTAGAGCATTGGAGAGAAGCATTTAAAGGTGAAAATTGTGGTCAAGTATTTTTACATTATAATAATAAAAAAACTAAAGGTTCTGAAGAAAATAAATTTGATAGAAGACCTCATCTTGGACTACCATCTTGGTTTAAAGGTCAAAAAATTTAATTAGTATAGTGTCTATATTAACAAGATTTGTTAATACTTGTTTAGAAGATGTAATTTATCCAAAACAACCTAAATTTTGGCACGTTCAAGGAAGACTTAAAAATAAATCTAATCAAATTTTTAAATTTGATGTTAGAGGTATGGCTAGAATACCAGATAATAAGTTAGGTAAATCTGGTAGCACAGGGTCTAATGCAGATAAAATGGTGTTTGAAACAACTAAGAATTGGGTAATATTTGATATTGAAGAAATAAATAAGTATGTAAAAAAACATAATACTAAAGTCTTATTGTTTGAAGACTTGTTAGATAAGTTAGATTGGAATATAATAATAGCAAAATAACTAAAATAAATATATAGTCCGCTATTTATGCTGCAAAAACTTAATTTTAAACCAGGATTTAATAAACAAGTTACAGATTCAGGAGCTGAGTCTCAATGGGTTGATGGTGATTTTGTTAGGTTTAGGTATGGACTTCCTGAAAAAATAGGAGGTTGGTCACAGCTTACCACTTCTAATCATACTTTACCAGGAGTGGCTAGATCGCAACACGCGTGGACTTCTATAGCAGGAGAAAAATATGTAGCTATAGGAACTTCTCAAGGATTATTTTTATATTACTCGGATTCTTTTTATGACATTACTCCATTAGCTACAGCGATTACAGGGGCTACTTTTGATGCAACTACAGGGTCAGCAACTGTGACTGTAAATAAAACTTCACATGGATTACTCGATGGAAGATATGTAACTTTTTCGTCTGTGACTGTGCCAACTGGTTCAGGTTATGCTACAGGTGATTTTGAAGACAACACTTTTGAAGTAAGAAATAAAACTACAAATACATTTGATATTATTATGCCTTCTAATTCAGCCGGCACTACTTCAGGAACAGGGTCAGCTCAAATTGATCCCTATGTAGTTGTAGGTCCCACTTTTCAAACTGCAGGTTTAGGTTGGGGTACAGATACATGGAGTTCAAGCACGTGGGGCACTGCAAGTTCAACTAGTAACGTGATTCTAGATCCAGGTATGTGGAGTCTTGATAATTTTGGTCAAATCTTAATTGCAACTATTCATAATGCAGAAACTTTTACTTGGGATGCAGGAGCAGCAGGAGCTAGAGGTATAAGAGCAACTATTATGTCAGGCGCTCCTACTAAGACTTTATTAACTCAAGTTTCCGATAGAGATAGACATTTATTTCATTTTGGAACGGAAACAACCATTGGAGATTCCACAACTCAAGATCCAATGTTTATAAGATTTTCTAATCAAGAAGACTATACCACATATCAACCAACAGCTACCAATACTGCAGGTACGTTTAGATTAGACAAAGGTAATGAAATTGTTGGAGCGGTGTCTGGTAAAGATTATACTTTAGTATTAACCGACACTTCAGCGTATGTTATTCAATATGTAGGTCCACCATTTACATTTTCTGTTCGTCAAGTAGGAACCAATTGTGGATTGATTGGTCAAAATGCTTTGAGCTATTCTAATGGTATTGTATTTTGGATGTCAGGCGAAGGTAGTTTTTTCATGTATGATGGAACGGTAAAAGCTATGCCTTGTTCTGTAGAAGATTTTGTATTCACTACAACGGGAAACAATTTAGGAATTAATTATAACTCTAGTCAATTAATTTATTGTGAACACAATACTTTATATAATGAAATTAATTGGTTTTATCCTACTTCCGGATCAGAACAAGTTAATAGGTGTGTAATTTTTAATTATGGAGAAAATTGTTGGACTACTTCTTCTTTAGCAAGAAGTTCTTACATAGATCAAGGTGTTTTTGATTTACCCTATGCTACACAATATAGTAAAACAGCAACACCTAATTTTCCTATACAAGGTATTACTGCTAAATATGGAGCATCTACTTATTATGAACATGAAAAAGGAACAGATCAAGTTAATAGTAGTGGTACAACTTCTATTAATGCTTACATTCAATCAGGAGATTTTGATATTACGAATTCTGGTAATGTAGCCAATCTTCAAGGAGATGGTGAATTTATTATGTCGATGAAACGATTTATTCCTGATTTTAAAGTATTGACAGGGAATTCAAAAATAACTTTATTATTAAATAATTATCCAAGTCAGACAGCTGTTAGTTCTCCTCTTGGTCCCTTTACAATTAATTCATCTACCGATAAAATA